ATCAGAAACTAAATAAACTATCAACAAACGAGCATCAACAAATTAACCTAGAAGACAAGATCCTAGCTTTAAATGAGGCTCAGATCAAGTTAATTAAGCAAAAAGTTGATGGTACTAATACAGTTAATGGTCTAGGTTTAGATGCTTTTAAAAAGCGTTACGAAGATCTTCAAAGTTTAGTGGTAGCTTACAATGATGGTGAGCTACCATTAACCTTAAAGAACGCTGAGTTAAATCAGTGGGCAGCAAATGTTCATACATTAGATCCCAAATACATGTTTTACATAGATAGCTATGTACTAGCAAATAAGGGAAGATGTATAGATAGAAAGATATGGATTAATAGAGATCTTGCTAAGCATGGTGATTTACAATACTGCTTAAACAATGTTCACTACAAACCATCATTTGAATATCAAGAAACATTTAACTTTCTATCATCAGATGAGATAAGTATATTTACAGATGGTACATTTACACCAACTAAGATATACATCTCTTACATGAGATATCCTAAATATATCAATAAAGAAGGATACATAATGTTGGATGGGGAAGAATCATTTGACCAGGATTGCGAGCTGGAAACATATTTAGAAGATGAACTTTTAGATTTAACTGTTCAAAATCTAGCAATGTACACAGAAAACATGTCTGCTGTTCAAACAGCTCAGATGAGAATTCAAACAAACGAGTAATTTTTCATAATCTAAAATAAAACAAAATGGCGGATTTTTCATTAACCACCCTCTTTGTTGTACCAGTAGGCAATTCATTACCTAGCTCTGGATCAACACAAGACTTAACAGCTGGTCAAGTTGGTATCTTTACTAACACCTATGCTGTAGCAAACGCAGGTAACATTGCTGCTGCTCCTTATTTCTACATTGCTCAAGGTAGAGTAAACACTTATTTACAAGGTTCTAAGCGTTCTGACAAGATTTCTGCTAAGAATGTAACTGAATGGTACAAAGTAACTGGTAACGCAACTGCTACAAACCAAGTTACAGAAGTAGGTAACTTCACTGTAAAACCAGGTGATGTTGTTACTTTAACTTTACGTGCTCACTCTAGCTACATTGACACATTGTATTTCAATGGTTTCACTCGTTCAGTAACTGTAAACGCTCCATGTTTAGTATGTGGCGGTGATCCTTGTACTGATGTTGATGTACCTGCTTTAATTGATGATTTAATTTATCACTTAGAGTTAGCTGCTCCAGGTAACAACCCTGACAACATTTCATTTAGCACTTTCTACACTTTTGCAAGAGTAGGAAACGATCAAAACGCTAAGTTAGTTATCACTGGTAAACCATTAACTAAATATGGTCAACCTTGTGACGTTGCTGCATTCCCTTGGGAATATGACCGTATGTACTTCCGTACATTCATCTTCTCTGGTCCTGCTACAACTGCTGACTTTATTGTTGCTGATCCTTGTAACCAAGTAGCTGAAGCGTTAATTACTCAACACAGTTCTTACGTTTCTGGTACTTCTGCAGAGATTCAACAATTAGAGAAAAACTTCTACAGCTACCAAGCTGGTTACTTGAAGCATTTATACCGTATGGTTGGATACAACGAGAACTTTGAGTCTTGGGTAACTGACGGTACAACTTATGACACTTTGTACATCAAGTTTAATGAGTATGATAAGTCAGCTTATGTTTGGGGTGATTACATCCACGAAGATAGCCAAGTTATCATTGCTACTCCTCAAAACTTGACAGCAGGTATTGAAGCTGTATTAGTTCAAGCTTTAGGTACTCCTGTAGATGCAAGTGCTGGTACACCAGTACCAGATCCATTGGTTCCTTAATAGACATTAATAGAATCATATAACCTATGCCAGAGGGTGAGAGGATATCTCAAGTCCTCTGGCATTTTTATTTTAAACACATGACTTTAGATTTTTTAGTAATAAACACGTTTGATGTAAACACGTTAGGAGTAACTGATACATCAATCTATGATACAGATCCACCTAATGTGGTATCTCCTACTATGTCTATCACTGTTCCTGGATATACGTCTCCTGTAGCTATTCCTTTTGTTCCTGGTGATTTTAATATATTTAATTCTATTATATTAGGATTAAGTACATACCCTAGCGTAACTCCTCTACCTGATGGTGTTTACTATCTAAAGTATACAGTAGACCCTGCTCTTACATACCATGTAGAAAAGAATATTATGCGTACTAACAAGATTCAAGAAAAGTTTGATAGTGCGTTTATGAAGCTTGATATGATGGAGTGTGATTCAGCTATTAGAACTCAAGCTAAGGTGGTATTAAGCAGTATTGGATTTATGATTCAAGGATCAATTGCAGCAGCTAATAACTGTGCTATAGATACAGCTAATAAGCTATATGTAGAAGCAGATAGACAATTGAATAACTTTATTAAAACCAACTGTGGTTGTACAGGTAACAACTACGTAAATAACTTCCATTGATATGGCAAACTGTAGAAATTGTGGCCTTAAAGTAGGCTGTGGATGTCAATTAATTAATGGCTTATGTTCAGCATGTAACAATCTGATTAAGCAAACTTCTCAAAGAATAAACGATGTTATCACCACGATTAACAAACTGTATTGAGTGTACAACAATACCTGCACTTATAAATGATATAGATGCTAAATTAACTGTATTGGCAAATGACCAATACAATAATATTGTGTACTCTTTAAATTATTATATACCAGGTCAGGTAGTTGCTGACTTGATACAATATAAACAAATATTAGCTTACAAACTTGTTAATCCAGATTACTGTTGCCCTTTTACAGTGAGTATGATTGCAAGCAGAGTAATTGTGTTACTTAATAAATAAACAAATATAAAATGTCTTGCGAAAGTTGTTATAATGGGTGTGTAGAAACTGTAACTGACCAATGTGTTAAGTATACAGGTCCTAGCTCTGCCCCTTTAAATATTAATACGTATGATCCACTTTTAGTTGTTGAAGAAGCACTTATCAATACAGTTGTTTCTTTTCTAAATGGGTCTGGTATTTCAATCACTGTTAGTCCAAGTTACTATTGTACACTTGTCACTCAGTATTTACCAACAGGAACAGTACACACTGTACCTGAAATGTTTACAGCATTGGTAAGAGCTGCTTGTAATTTACAAACTCAAGTTGACACTGTAAACAGTACATTAGCTACATTGAATGCAGATTATACAGTTGATTGTCTTACAGGAGTAATTCCTTCTGATGATACTCACAAGATTGTACAAGCTGTTATTAATAAACTATGTGCTTTGGAAGATGCATTAAATGCACTATCCTTAGATGTTAGCACAAACTATGTAAAAATAGCTGATCTAGATGCTTTAATAGCTGCATATTTGGCTAGTCAAACAGGTAATGTTACACAACAATACTTGAAGATGGTTCCTTATACAGCAGTTGAATACTATGGTCCATTGAGTAACTTTGATGCAACAGGTGCTGGTATAGCTGGTCTTGGTTGGGACAAAGTGTTCTTATGTAATGGTTCTAATGGTACTCCTGATAAAAGAGGTAGAACTACAGTGGGAGCTATTGTTGATGTTCCAGGTGGACCATTGAACGCTGCTGTAGATCCAACTTATGCTGGTAATCCAAACTATGACCTTGGAGATTTGTATGGTGCAAACCTTGTTGCTTTAACAACTAATCAACTTCCTAGTCATACACACAATGCTGTAGCATCAGCTTCATCAGTTGTAAATGATCCAGGACACTTCCATTATGTTGCTAATACACCAAATGGTTGGGCAAGTGGCGGAACTGTTGGATTACATGCTGGTGTTAATAACTATGCATCAAATGTGGCTACAACAGGTATCACTGTTTCAACTACAGTGAATGTAAGTAACAGTAATACAGGATTAGGTCAAGGACACAATAACGTTCAACCTGTAATTGCTGCATATTATATAATGTATATCCCTTAATCTTATAAACTTAACTATAAATGTCTTGTTTACCAGGAACTCCTTGCTACGATGCTTACTATCATCCAGATGGTACTTGTGGTGAAGGAACAATTGATTCAAATCATGTAATATACGTTGGTCCAAATCTTCCTAATTCAGGAACTGATTTTGGAGACAACTTAACAACTGTTGTAGAAAAACTTGATCAAATTATCACTTCTGTTGGTACATCAGGTACTTCTGGTACATCTGGTACGGCAGGTACTAGTGGACCTGCAGGTCCTTCTGGTCCTAGTGGAGCTAATGGTACGTCAGGTTTTAATGGAAGTTCTGGTGTATCAGGTACATCAGGTACGAGTGGAGTAAATGGTACATCTGGTATCAATGGTACATCTGGTGTAAGTGGAACTTCTGGTATTAGTGGAACCTCTGGTGTCAGTGGTACAGCTGGTACTAGTGGAAACAGTGGGACAAGTGGAACTTCAGGACTAGATGGTACAAGTGGTGTAAGTGGAACTTCAGGAGTCAGTGGTACATCAGGAGTTAGCGGTACATCTGGAGTAAGTGGTACTTCAGGTATGACTGGAGATAAATACAAAACTACTTCTGCATCTTCCTTTACATTAGGAACAGCAGGTACATTAATTGTTGGTACAGGTTTATCTTATACAACAGCTCAAAGTATTCTTATTGTATATGATGTTTCAAATCATCAAACGTCAGTTGTAACATCTTATGATTCAATTACTGGTGCTTTAGTTTTTGGTGCACCTACTGATGTAGTTGGATCAGGAACTTATAGCTCTTGGCAAATTAATTTAGCAGGAGCTTCTGGAGGTGATGGTACTTCTGGAACAAATGGTACAAGTGGAGTTAATGGTACGTCAGGAGTAAATGGTACGTCTGGTGTCAGTGGAACTAGCGGTGTTTCTGGCACTTCTGGTGTTTCAGGAACCTCAGGTGTTTCTGGTACATCAGGTGTAAATGGAACTAGTGGTGTAAACGGTACATCTGGTATTAACGGTACTTCTGGTGTTAGTGGAACATCAGGGGTTAGTGGAACTTCAGGTACTTCTGTAGCTTTCTCAGGCACTCCAAACTATATACCTAAATTTACTGGAACAGGTTCTACTATAGGTGATAGTATCATGACATCAGATGGAAGTCAGATATCTATTTCAGGAGGTAATGAACCATTACGTGTATCTGGTGCAGAACCTTATATTGGAGTTTATGCATCAGGAGTTAGTAATACTGCAGGTGTTGCTATCTATCCAACAACAGGTTATGATGCTGCTATTGGTAACTTCAATGGTGGAAACTTAAACTTGATGGCTAGCTCTCTTAAAGTGGGCCAAGTTAGTAAATCTGGTAACTCTTACGATATACAAGTAGGTACTGGTGTAGGAAGTTCTATTAACAGTTTCACTGTATATGCATCCAATTCTGGTAATGGATATGCAGGTAGAATAACAGGTAAGAATACTACTGGTTGGATGTACTTCCAACACAGAGATAATTCTGCTACATATAATGATATTGGTTATGTAAACCAAAGTGGTATATCAGCAATTGCATTTTTTGAAACTTCTGACGTTAGATTCAAAAATATAATTGAGACTAACCCTGAAATAGATTTAACAGAAATAGATGTAATTAAGTTTACACGCACTGATATTGACAATGGTCTTGTAAGATATGGATATTCAGCACAGCAAGTACAATCAGTACTTCCTGATGCAGTTACAGGAGTAGATAAACTAGTAGTTAATTACTCTGATGTACACACATTAAAAATTGCTGCTTTAGAAAAACGCATTGCTGAATTAGAAGCTAAATTAAAATAGATGAAAGTTAATAACGCTTTAGTTACTTGGGATGATTTAGCTACTACAGGGTTGACTCCAAAAGGAACTCCTCCTACTGGGAAAGGTGTAGTTAATAAGGCTGAGTTAATTGCAGCTTATTACGTTAATGAGTCTGCTTCTCCATTTTCTACATACCCATTAGATAGATGTCCTCCATATCAAACTATTGAAAATACAACAACTA